ACGCATTGGTGGCATCACAAGTTTACAGCGTTCAGGATATAAAAAACGTAAAAATTGTGAATTATGTGGATTTAAAGCACAACACACAATTCAATTAAATGTGTTTTTTGTAGATGGAAATTTACGAAATGTCAAAGACACTAATTTGAAAACTGTGTGTGCAAACTGTCAACGTTTAGGCAGTGTGAGAAAGCTGGGATGGCGTGTGGGCGATCTTGTTGCTGATGATTAAATCATCAACTTTCTCGTGAAGTTCTTGTAAAGTGCCATTGTTATTAATTGTAACATCATAATCATATTCTAACCAATCCCATTCAGACTGATGTGCACCTTTTTCTTGCATGCTTTTTTTAGAAGGCAAATCTCCACGTGCTACACAAATTATAATACCACCGTGTGCTTTAATTGTTTTAATTTCGTTGATAAATCTTGTGTCAGATATCACAGTATTTTGCCCTTTGTATCTGCCCATACAACTATCAAGCCATATGCCATCGTACATTTGTCCACGCATTACTTCTGTGCCAAAATGCTGTAACACCCACCTTGGTGTCACAGGCTTACCTAATCTTTCACTCCAATATTGATCAGGTTGTTCTCGCCAGTGCCTGCTTGATATGGTATCACCTTCTAACATTTCTCTATTCCAATTAAACATAGCGGCTACAGCATCTTTCAGACTTTTGGCAAAACTGTCTTTTATGTAGCCGTGCTTTTGTACAAGTCTTTCTGCAACTGTATCTTTACCAGAACCTATTAGTCCTACTATTCCTATTAGCATCTATTGATTATACTTTTTTTTAGCTGGTTTTTCAAGTATTTTTTTTACAATTTCGTACCAGTATACACCGCTTGATCTTAATTGTGTATTTTGTTTTCTAAGCCTGTTCAATTTTCTTTTAACATTTGTAAACTTTTTTGCGGTCATGTTTGGATCGGTAGAAAGATCTGCAATAATTTCATCAATTACAGGGCAACTATATTCTGGAATTTTAGGGGCACGTGTCTTAAGTTTATGTAATGTAAATTTTTTCATGTATGTTAATTATAAGTAAGACGTTTTTCTATCTCTTTTTTAGCTTCTTGAACAGATTTTAAAATAATAATTCGTAATTCTTTTTTATTTTCTTTCAAAGCATGAATACTCATATTTTCTAAATCTTCAACTACCTGTGTCAATTCATCCAGTGTTAAATCTGCATAGGTTCTATAACGGTCTTGTTCTAACATACCGTTTTTATTTAAAGTGTTTGGATTATTAATTAACCAATAACAAAACTATGCGGAGTGCCACCTTCTGCATAATTGCCGATTTCAGTATCAAGTCTTTCCATGTCAGCAAGACCTTGCTGTTTAAGTTCTGCACCATTCAAAGTTGTTCCGCCTTGCGGGCCAGCAATTGTATTGAACTTACCACGTGCTTCACCAAGCATTGTTTTAGATACGGCTAAAGCATAATCTCTAATCCATGGTTTAGCATACACATCTTTGAACAATGTAATATCAGGTCTAAAATTATCTGTGTGCATTAGCACAGTTTCGTTGTCTGCTCTTGGCCTTTGTGTAATTGTTAATTTTTTTGTTGCAACGTCAAAATGAAACTGAATAAATGAACCAAACAATTTACCTATTAATTCTTGATATGATGCAAAAGCAAAATAAGTTGCTAATCCGCCTGTTGCACCTGCTCTCAAAAGATATGTGTTTGTATAGGCTAAATTGAATGGTTCAAATAATGTACCACCTTCTCCACCTTCAGTCCTGGAACCTACTGTACGTCTATGCAATCTTCTCACATTTATTACTTCGTCTGGTAATAGATATGTATTTTGATTTTTTTGTAATTCTAAAAATGCATATGATTCTTCTACTGCATTTGAACTACGTTGTCTGTATCTATCTATAGCTCTAGTTAGGGCCGTTTGATAGTGTTTAGGGTCTAATTCCACATCGATCATACCCTCACCGAGATTATTTTTAATGTAATCAAATATTTCTTGTTGTCCTGTTTGTAGTTCTGACATATTGATATTTATTGCCTTTGCCTACACAATAAATATGTGTGATATGCCAAGATTGTCCATTTTTAAGCCTGAAAAAGGTGCTGACTACAAATTCTTTGATCGCAACATTAAAGAGATGTTCCAAGTTGGTGGTACTGATTTACACTTCCACAAATACGTAGGCCCTCACGACCAAGGAGACACAAATAAGGATGGACTAGCATCTCCAAGTCAGCCTAGGGTCACAGGAAGTGATCTCAATGAAACTACTATACAAGATTTATTATTTTTAGAAAATAGAGACAGAAAATATGATGCAGATGTCTATACTATTAGAGGAATATACAACGTGCAGGACATTGATTTCAACTTGTCACAGTTTGGTATGTTCTTACAAAATGACACCTTATTTTGCACAGTGCATTTGAACGATACAGTAGAGAGATTAGGCAGAAAACCATTAAGTGGAGATGTAATTGAGTTCCCTCATCTCAAAGATGATTTTAGTTTAGACGAAACAATACCAATTGCCCTTAAAAGATATTATGTAGTTGAAGACGTCAACAGAGCAGCAGAAGGATTTTCACAAACATACTGGCCACACCTATTAAGACTCAAACTTAAATCACTAGTAGACTCACAAGAATACAGAGATATAATAGGTGATGCAACTACTACAGGATCTTTAGCTAGCTACATGTCTACCTTCAACAGAGAAAAAACAATTAATGATCAAATTGTTGCACAGGCAGAAGAAGATGCACCTAAATCTGGATTTAATTACAAACAATATTATGTTGCTCCTATTGATGAAAGAGGAAATATACGAACTAAAAATATTAATTCTGATCAACGTGTAAGTTCTGATGTATCTATTAATGCGACAATTGATACTCCTGCTTCATCACACTATGGCTTTTATCTTGACGGCGATGGTGTTGCTCCTAATGGACACCCAGCTGGGTTTGGCACATCATTTCCTAGCAGTAATATTGACAAAGGTGATTATTTTTTAAGAACAGATTACTTGCCAAATAGATTATTTAGATATGATGGTAATAGATGGGTGAAGATTGAAGATAGTGTGCGTATTACGTCAACTAACAACGACACACGAGCTACGTTTAAAACTGGATTTACTAATAACACTGCGTCTACAACAATCAATGGGCTCACTGTTGAACAACGACAAACACTAACTAATGCATTGAAACCAAAGGCTGACAATTAATGTTACATTTTTACGAAGGACAAGTTAGAAAATTTTTAACACAATTTATTAGAATATTGAGTAATTTCAGTGTTGAAGTTGGTAAGGATGAAAAAACAAATGCTGTAGCTTTACGTGCAGTGCCAGTGGTATACGGAGATCCTACAAGACAAGTAGCTAACATAATAAAAAACAACAGTGAAAATGCTATGAACTATGCACCAAAAATTGCTTGCTATATTAGAGAACTTAACTACGACAGAGATCGTATGCAAAATCCTTATCACATAGAAAAACAACATTTACGTGAAAGAGATGTTTTAGATGACGGAACTTATAGTAATAAATTAGGTGCAGGATACACAGTTGAGAAAGTGATGCCTTCACCGTTTAGACTTGAAGTTACAGCCGACATCTATAGTTCTAACACAGATCAAAAATTACAAATTTTAGAACAAATTTTATATTTGTTCAATCCAGATTTTGAAATACAAAAATCAGACAACTACATTGACTGGACAAGTTTAAGTTATGTTGAACTAACAGGTATAACTTTTAGTTCTAGATCAATTCCTGTAGGAGCTGATACTGAAATAGATGTTGCAACAATGACTTTTAGTATGCCAATTTGGTTGTCTCCTCCAGTAAAAGTTAAAAAATTAGGAGTCATACAAAAGATTATTATGAGTATATACGACGATAATGGTGGTATAAACAAAGGATTAATAAGTGGCCCACTAATATCACAAAGCTTTATTACGCCAAATAATTTTGGATTATTGGTTACAGGTAATCAGTTGCGATTATTAGGTACCACTGGCACGAATGTGACTAGCACAGATCCTGCAGGAATTGGCACCGGAGGGGATGGATTTCAAACAGGAGCAAATGAACCTAATAATTTTGATCCTTTTGAAACCTTTGGCCCCCCTGTAAATTGGAAAATTTTATTAGACCAATATGGAAAAGTGGTTAATGGCACATCACAGATAAGATTAACACAATCAGATGGCAATCAAGTTGTTGGAACAATATCAACTACAACTTTGGATGATACTATATTACTTTTTAATATTGATACTGACACAATACCTGCTAATACATTAACCGCAGTAAAAAAAATTATAAATCCTGCAACATTTGATATTGGCTCGCCTGCAAATGGTGACAGATATTTGATAATCAATGATGTTGGAGATTCAACTGCTAACTTTACAAGTGATAACTGGGGGACTCTAGTTGCTGGTGTTGGAGACATAATTGAATATGTAGCTACTAATAGTCCACAAACAAGATGGCAAAAAAGGTTTGATGCATCTAACCCTGACTCTACTCAACACTATGTTACCAACACGCACACTGGTATACAATACAAGTTCAATGGTACAGAATGGGTAAAAAGTTATGAAGGCGTGTATACTCAAGGTAATTGGACTATAGTGTTAGACGGCGGATTTGTCCAAGGCGATCCTGGCCAAGATGCACAGACGCCTTGATTTTAATCTATTAAATTGTTATAATAAATTATGAAAGAAAATATAATTTGTTCAGGAGCATTGTTCTATTCTACAAGCACAAAACGTTTTTTATTTTTACAAAGAACCGATGAAAAAACACGTGGCACATGGGGTCTCGTGGGCGGTATGGCACGTTTTTCTGAATCAGCTTTTGAAGGATTGAAAAGAGAAATTGAAGAAGAAGTCGGTGATACACCAATGATGAAAAAGGTTATTCCACTAGAATTATTCACAAGTAACGATCAAAAGTTTTTCTTTCACACATATCTTATTGCTGTTGATGGTGAATTTATTCCTAAGCTTAACAAAGAACATTCAGGTTATTGTTGGTGTGCATTTGAATGCTGGCCAAAAAATTTGCACGGTGGACTGAAAAATACATTAAACAATAAAAGCATCAAAGGAAAATTACAGACTATTTTAGATTTGATTGTGTAAAAAAAAAGGCGACCCGAAAGCCGCCTTTTATCTACTAAAAAGTAAAATTATTTATTAGTTGTTTGTTCTCACTGCACAATTAACCAAGCCAATTGATGTATCAGTTTTGTCTTCTAGGGCTCTTCCAATAACATGGAAAGGACTAATTGACTCTCCAGTTGCTAGTGCTCTAGCTGTACCCTTAATAGAACTTGATACAAGTCTTTGGCCTTTTGTAACTAATCCAGTAACTCTAACTGGCGTTCTACCAGTCATTGCTACGTATGGATGAGTGTCTGAGCTACCTGCACCTGCGTTCATGGCATAAGCTGGTTGAGTGGATATAACACCAAACACATTGTCTGATAGTTCACTTGTTACTTCAGTTATTTCTGCTTCACCACCTACTGTGACTACAGCACCTTCTGACATAGGAGCGTCTGCTTCAAAACGCTCCGCAACGTCCGCGTATTGCGCCGCTGTTGCTGTTGCGTGGATCACATTACATCTTACGTCAACAAGATCTGTTTCTGTTCTTGTTGGTGTTGCCACTGTGTTATCTGCACCTGTGGATGCTCTAAATGCTGTCCAAGCACCACCTGCATTACCAAAAATTGTTGTTCCGTCATCTGCAAATCCTTCATCCCAACACCAAAATAGGTCAGTTTCAGTTGCAGAAGATGTTGATCCTCTATTAACTTTCAGTCCTGAATAATCTGGCATACCAGAGTTTGCTGATACGTTTCTGTTAACAACAATAATGTTGTCTTCAATTTCTAGTGTAGTTGTGTTTACGATTGTTTCAGTACCATCAACTGTTAAGTCTCCTGATACTCTCATATTGTTTGTTACAATCACTTGACCAGTTGCTGTCAATGTCATATCACCTGACGAAGAAACAGTCAAGTTAGTACCATTTCCTTCAATCTTTTCACCGTCATCACCAAATGTCAAACCAATGTCTGCTGGAATGTTTACATCTCCTGATGCACATGTTAAATTGATGTCTTCACCTGAATTGATTGTTAAAGCTGTACCGTTGGACTCAATCTTTTCATTAGCATCTGTAAATTGCAAACCAACGTCTTGTGGAATAACAACATCAGTAGTTGCTGTAAGATTGATCAATGCTCCCGAATTAATTGTTAGGTTGGTGTCATTTGATTCAATCTTCTCACTTGCGTTGTCATCAAAAACTATTCCTACGTTTTTTGGAATGTGTACATCTGATGTTGCATTTAGATTAATTTTTGCGCCTGAAGTAACAGTAAGGTCTGTGCTGTCTCCTTCTATCTTTTCACCTGAGCCAAATGTTATTCCTACGTCAGCAGGTATTACTACATCAGTTGTGGCTGTCAAGTTGATTGCACCACCTGAAGTGACTGTTAGGTCTGTGTCGTCACCCTCAATCTTCTCACCTGAACCAAATGTGACTCCTATGTTTGCAGGCACTACCACGTCTGTTCCTGCTGTAAGGTTGATTGCACCTGATGCTGTGATTGTTGTAGTTGATGCTGTTTGAGCTAATACAGCACCGCCGTCTGCTGTGTTAGTGATTGTTCCGTTTGAACCTGTGTCTGCTACTGCCACACTGGTGTTCAATACAGTCAAACTTGCCTTGTCGTCGACAAATTTTTTGTTGGCAAATTGACCATCAGCATTTGGCGCCGCTGTTGATCCGCCTGTAATGGTATTAGCATTCGCTC